TTCGCAATTAGGGAACTGCTCAGGCGGATTGCTCAGGACTTCGAGCATTTTCTCGATGGTTGAGATTTTTTCTTCCAGTTCCATGATCAGTCCCTCGCCCATGATGGGATTTCAGTCTGCCCGTAGTCCTTCGCTGCAAAGTTTTCCGGCTGGCGCCCATTAGCAATCTTGCGTGGCGTCCGTGAAGACGCCTGCTTGTTCTGGTAGCTCAGTTTTTGGCTGGCGGTAATAAACCAGTTTTTCGGCTTTTCATGGCTGAATTCGATATCCAGCTTTTGCAGTTCGTACTGCAGGTCAATCAGCGGGTACAGGGCTAACCACGCCTGGTAGTCTTTGTGATTCAGGCGAACCACAGAACCTTCGAATGCGTATCGACTAGCCATCTGATGAACAGTTGCCTGCTCAGCCCCTTGGTCACCTTCGCAAGTCGCGGAAGGGGCTTGGGTGTTATCCAAGGAATCAGGATCAGGGTTAAGGGAATCAGGAATCAGGTTAAAGGAATCAGCAGGATTTAAATTGTTCTCCACTGATTCTTGCACCGTGCTTGCACTATGCTTTTCTGGTGCTCCTTTATTTTCAATGACTTCAGCTATTCCTGAATCCTTCTTGTCTTCCTCACTATCTTCCTTGCACTGTTCTTGTCCGGTGCTTCTATCGTTTTCAACTGGTTTTGGTATCTCACTAGCAGCTTCTTTGCAGTGTGGGTTCTGGTGCTTTTTCCAGTTAGAAATCTGAATGTATGAGTCCCCATTAACCTGATAGCGGTTAATGAATTTGTGCTGATGGAGTTGTTGCAGAAGAACGTCGCAATCAGCATCGTCAAAAGGGAGCACCATCACTTTTATCTTTTTTGGACGGTCATCCAGACGCCCTTCTTTGTCAGCAATAGTCCAGAGACCAGCAAACAGAATTCGAGCCAGAGGCTGACATTCTGCAAGCTCATCATTTGTGAAAAAGCCGGGCTTGATGTTTCGGGATCTGGCCATTTAAAACTCCAATGGTTTTTGAGGACCATACGCACCAGCCGCATTGCAGGCTTTAATGTGCGCACTTCTTTGTTGCTCAAATTCTGTAAGCATCGGTATTGCTCTGCCGTCCATGAAAACGATGGAGCACCCAAGGCGTTGGAAGTGATCAATGTAGGATTTTGCAATCTCGACCAGGCGCTTAGTCGCTGCGAACTTGCAGCCAAAAACGTGGAGGTCCAGGTCATCAAGCATCTCTTCCAGAGAGAACCTTTTTTCGGTTTCGAAGCAGACGACATTGAACCGGTCAGCAAGCTCTTCAGCTGACGATGTTCTACGGACTAACCCTGCAGCGCTGAACGCTTCTTCAACGTCTTCTCCAGAGCACTGGAAAAACTCTCTGCTCTGATTGATTCTGAAGTCAGACAGGTACTCATGAATGTCCTGCTCGTCCTGCTTTGGATTTTCTGAGAAATAGGCCTCGCTCACCTCAAACGGCGCCGGTATACCTGTTCCCTGAGATATCTGATTAGCCCGGAATTCAGGTTCATTTGTTGTCATCCCGATCTTGTAGATGCCTGGCATGTATGGGTTTGTCAGAACATAAACCCAGCCTTCACTACGAACCCCATCAGGGATATCGAGATGTGTCTGCACCTCTTTCTCCATTGATAACGGCAAAAACAATGTGTGAATCGTGTTGGGTTCTGCCATAATTACTCCTGTGAATTGATCCAGTTAATTCGCCTGAAAGCCGTTGGTGTGTCAGCACTGCGGCTTTCGTCTTTTCTACCCTTCATTAGTCCCATCCCAGCGGGCCAGGCCGCTTACGCTCAGCCCGTAATCCGATATCCGCCAGCGTCTCTACTGACTGCAGGTAATGCCGGGAAACAACTACCGCCTCAGGCGGGACAACCTGCAGACCCAAAACTGACAACTCTTTTGCTATGTCAGCGAAATGCCCTTCTCCTTTCCTGCGGCTGACTGTGGATTCACTGATACACAGCAGCTCTGCGTAAACCTTCTGCCCGATTGAAGAAAGGCGGTTGAGTAGAACCCCTTCCAGCTCAATCGGGTTGAGGATCGGCGGTTCTAACTTGCGAGCTATTGCACTTTCCATTTGTGATAGTTCCTCTGGTGTTGTTTGGAATAGCCGCCTTTTAGACGGCTTTTGGTTTGCTAACTTCCAAGATCTGATCGGCGGTGTACTGACCTTCAGAGGCGCTTGCTATCTTTTCCGCATACTTCGTCTCGCCTGTGTAGTCAGTTCTTGGAAGGCTGCCGCTACCGATCCATTTGTAAATGGCTCTCGGGGTGCGGCCACAAGCTTTAGCGACAACTGGTACGCGGATTTTCTTGATGATTTCGCTGAGGCTGGATGCTGCCATTTTTAATCCTCGAAAATGAACTGTAGGTACATATTATGTCGGAACTGATAGTTCACGCAAGTGGTATTATGATTGAACCCATGGTTCAGGAAGAAAAAGCGCGAAAAGAATTCTCCAAGAGGCTTGCGCTAGCCTGCGATAAAGCCGGTTTGCAGTCACATGGTCGTCAAGCTGATATAGCGAAGAGGATGAAATTGACACCGAAAGCGGTCAGCAAATGGTTTAACGGAGAGTCAATACCGAGACGTGGGACGCTGCAGGAATTGGCAGCGCTCATTGGCACGTCTTCATCCTTCCTCCTTGGTGACAGCCCATCTGATGGCATAGAGGCAGGCCACTTATCACAATCACCCGACAGCTTTAAAATCGATGTTCTAGATATTGCAATGAGTGCCGGCCCTGGGGTGGTCAATAGGGAGTTCGTTGAAGTGCTTCGCTCTGTGGAGTACGCCCCTGAAGATGCTCGCGCTATGTTCGATGGACGCAAGTCGGAAAACATCCGCATCATCAACGTTCGCGGCGACAGCATGTCGGGAACGATTGAGCCAGGAGATCTGCTGTTTGTCGACATCAGCATTAAGAGCTTCGATGGGGACGGTATTTACGCATTCCTGTACGATGAGACCGCGCATGTTAAGCGGCTTCAAAAGATGAAAGACAAGCTGCTGGTTATCTCAGACAACAAGAGCTACGCAGCATGGGACCCGATCGAGAAAGACGAAATGAACCGAGTTTTCGTGTTTGGGAAGATAATAGGAAGCATGCCGCAGACCTACCGCAAGCACGGATAGCCAATCTTTAATTCTCTAAAACGCCGGCTCTTCTCAAACGCCGGCGCCCTCCAAATAGATATTAATAAAAACTAAATATACTTAATGTTCATAGCGTTAAGTCTTAGTGAACTTTCAATTCAATTAAAATGTACTTTTGGTACTTTACAATGATGAACCATTAGTACATTATCAACTCATCCAAACAACACCGGCAACGCCGGGAAGTCGTAACAACGTTCCGTTAGCCGCGATAAGGCTTGAGGGTGAGATGAATACTTCAGATCTTCAGAAAATTTTAGACGAGCATAAGGTATGGGTTGAGTCCTTCCGCCTGCGCGGCGATCGTGCCGACCTGCGCGGTGCCAACCTGCGCGGTGCCAACCTGAGCGGTGCCAACCTGAGCAGTGCCAACCTGCGCGGTGCCGACCTGCGCGGTGCCAACCTGTGCGGTGCCAACCTGAGCGGTGCCAACCTGAGCAGTGCCAACCTGCGCGGTGCCGACCTGCGCGGTGCCAACCTGTGCGGTGCCAACCTGAGCGGTGCCAACCTGAGCGGTGCCAACCTGCGCGGTGCCAACCTGAGCGGTGCCAACCTGAGCGGTGCCAACCTGCGCGGTGCCAACCTGAGCGGTGCCAACCTGAGCGATGCCAACCTGAGCAGTGCCAACCTGCGCGGTGCCAACCTGCGCGGTGCCAACCTGAGCGGTGCCAACCTGAGCGGTGCCAACCTGAGCAGTGCCAACCTGCGCGGTGCCAACCTGAGCGGTGCCAACCTGCGCGGTGCCAACCTGCGCGGTGCCAACCTGAGCGGTGCCAACCTGAGCGATGCCAACCTGAGCAGTGCCAACCTGCGCGGTGCCGACCTGCGCGGTGCCAACCTGTGCGGTGCCAACCTGAGCGGTGCCAACCTGAGCAGTGCCAACCTGCGCGGTGCCAACCTGAGCGGTGCCAACCTGAGCGATGCCAACCTGAGCAGTGCCAACCTGCGCGGTGCCAACCTGAGCGATGCCAACCTGAGCAGTGCCAACCTGCGCGGTGCCGACCTGAGCGGTGCCGACCTGTGCGGTGCCAACCTGAGCGGTGCCAACCTGAGCAGTGCCAACCTGCGCGGTGCCAACCTGAGCGGTGCCAACCTGAGCGATGCCAACCTGAGCAGTGCCAACCTGCGCGGTGCCGACCTGAGCGGTGCCGACCTGTGCGGTGCCAACCTGCCAGATCTCACCTTCATCATTATGGGCATGGAATACCCCATCACGATTACGAATGGAGAATATATCCGCGCCGGATGCCAGAACCACAAAATCGAAGACTGGCGCCAGTTTTCTAAACGAGACATTGCCGAAATGGACGGCCGCCGCGCGCTGAAGTTCTACCCTCGCCTGCTGGATGTTATCGACTTCTACATCAGCAAGGGTTCCCGTCCTGAATGGCTTAATGAGCCAGAATCTGCGGAGTGCGAAGAATGATCCGTGAAGAAGATAAATCCGAGTGGTTTAAGTTCCTGGCAAACGCGTTCGCAATCGTGGCCGGCGTTCTGGTGGTAAGTGCGTTATGTCTGCTTCCTGGCGGTGTCGCATGAGCAGAAACGGCATTCGTTCACTGACAATCGTCCTCCTGCTGATGATTCCGGTATGGGTGGCGGCATTCAAGTTTGTTGCGTCTCTATGGGAGGTATTTCATGGCTAAGCCAATTCCAAACAACGGTCGTGCAGTGATGATGCGCAACGCTAAAACTGGCGCCACCTGGAAGGTTTCTCGCGACTACCTGAACGAAACCTTCTGGTTCGAACCGCAGGGAAACTTACGGCATATCCGCCAGTGCTTTGAAGCGCGTGAGCTGCTGCCAAACCTGGTGCCGGCCGGAACGCACTAACCGGAACGCAAATTTAATTAAGCCATTAGGCAGCCAATACGGTGCCGGGATTTTCACAACCTTTTGGAGGGTTAAACCATGCAACCATTACCACGCTTAACCGCCGATCGTCTCGCCTCTTTACCTGCTGGCACCCGACTGAAACTCGGCGGCCACATCGTGAAACTGGTAGGTCGCGGGTCATTTACCAACTCAGCTGGCATCGCTCAGACCATGGTCGACTATGTCGATTCTCGCGGTGTGCAGGGCAGCTTTGAGGAAAAGATTTTCCTCTCTACTGCCACCGAACACCTCAACGCGGTTCAGTGCGAGCTCTGCTTCGCCCTGCGCCATCCGAAAGACTGCGTTGTCCGCTCCATCACTAATTACATGACCACCCGGCAGGCTCATTTCTGCGACGACAGCGGGTGTGCTGAGAAATATTTCATCAAACACCCCGGGCGCCAGAAAGCTGGACGGAGAACGAAATGGTAAGCCAACAAAACGGAATGCTGGCGCTGGCATGGGTGATCGTCGCCTTTGGCCTGCAGCCTGAAGACCTCGAAAGCGCCGCTAACCAGCTGGCTGAATTTGATGCAATTAACGACGCACACACGGAGATGAAAAATGTTGCGAGTCATTGATACCGAAACGACCAGCTTGGAAGGTAGCGTTCTGGAGATTGCCAGCGTGGATATCGTCGACGGCACTATCTGCAACCCAATGAGCGACTTTGTCCGCCCATTAGAGGCGATCAGCTTCGAAGCGATGGCGATACATCACATCACTGAAGATATGGTCGCTGACGCCCCACTGATTAACGAAGTGATTGGACGTTACCTGGGCGCTGATGCGTATGTTGCTCACAACGCAAAATTCGATAAGTCAAAGCTTCCCCAGATAGACGCTCCCTGGATTTGCACCCTGAAGCTGGCTCGCACCCAGTACCCGGAATTTGAGAGTCACGGTAACCAGTACATGCGTTACCGCCTGGGTTTGAAGCCTTATCTGCCAGAAGGCCTGTACGCGCATCGGGCGCTATACGACTGCTACGTAACCGCCGAGCTCCTGCTGTACATGGGCCGCCTGGCTAAGTGGACGATGGGAGAAATGCGCACCATCGCAAATAGCCCTTCGCTGATGAAGGCGATCCGATTCGGTAAGCACAAAGGCCTGTCCTTTGAAGAGATAGCAAAAGTCGATCCGGGTTATCTCCGCTGGCTGTCCAGTAACAGTGACGATGAAGACATTCTGTTCACCATCAAACACTGGTTGAAAGGAGCCTGATATGGGAACGCCTGTGCTCATTCTTGGCGATAGCGGCTCCGGCAAGTCGTACAGCCTGCGCAACTTCACGCCTGACGAAGTGATCCTGCTGCAATGCATTCCGAAGATGCTTCCGTACCGCGCCACTGGCTGGAAGCTGAACGGTAAAGAGTTACCGGATGGCTCTGTGCAGCGCGGAAACATCATCCGTTTTGATGCCTGGGATGCGGTACTGGATTCCATAAACCGCATGGTTCTTTCGAAGAATCGCCGGGTTCTGGTTATAGACGATTTTCAGGTCGTTATGCAGCACGAAAACATGATGCGCGCATACCAGACCGGATATCAGAAATATACCGAAATGGCCGATCACGTCTGGCAAATCATCATGGCGGCCACCCGGCTTCCGGATGACTTCCGGGTTTACTTCCTGGCTCATACCGAAGAGTCGGAAGGGAAAATCAGGATGAAGACCACCGGCAAGATGCTGAACGAAAAGCTTACGCCGGAGGGCTATTTTTCCATCGTCCTGCGAGCCATCAAGAAAGACGGGAAGCATGTTTTTTTGATTAAGGGTGACGACAACGACACCGCCAAAGCGCCGCCGGACCTGTTTCCGGGGCTAACAGAAATGGATAACGACCTGAAAGCCGTTGACGTCGCTATCACCGAATTTATGACCGAATTATAAGGATCACCACCATGAGCCAACCAATGTCTTTTGTATGGAACACCGAAGCAGCATCTATGGCTAAGAAAGCTGGCAGCACTGGCGGCATCAGCGAAACCGGCGCATATGAGGGTGTAATCGCCTCTGCAATTTACACCTTCGGAAAAGATGGTAGCCAGTCCCAGGCGCTTGAGCTGAGCCTTGATAGTAACGGAGCAAAAGCGAACTACCTTCGCATCAACTTTATCGGGAAAGATGGTCAGCAGACCTTCGGCATGGGCTTAATTTCGGCCATCCTCTGGGCTGCGCAAGTAAAGAACGCTCAACCTGAACAGATCCAGACTACTGAAGGCACTGAGTGGCATTGCCCTGCCCTGGAAGGTAAGAAAGTTGGCCTCTTCCTGCAGAAAGTCCTCTACTCCAAAGGTGACGGATCTGATGGCTATAAATTCGAGGTTCGCCATGTGTTCCAGCCAGGTACGCGTCGCACTTATGCAGAGCATAGCGAAAACGAGCCGGCAACAGCTATCAGTGCCCTTGAGCAGTCGATGAAAGACAAAGATGAGCGCGCTCCGGGCAACACGCAGTTCTCTGGCGGAGCGCGTCCGCAGGCAGGCGCAAACCCCTATACGCAAAACCCTAACTCAGTTCCAACCTCCAGACTTCAACAGGCTGCCAATCAGCATGCTCAGAACCGTCAAAACCCGCCTGATTTTGACGACGATATCCCGTTCTAGAGTTGGCAGGTGAGCATGAAACACGCTCAGGACGATATCAGGGTTGGCGCGGTGCGCCTTCCCTACCTGAAAGAAAAGAAAGGCTGGCTGACTCCGTGGGGCGATGTGGTTAGTAACCCGCTAAAAGCTCAGCGACTGGCTGAAGAGCTGGACATGAAAAGAGGTGCGCAATGACTGACTACACCGGAAGCAAAACACCTGTTGAGCAACGCAACCTTTGGCAGACGCCGATCCCTCTGTTCGTCGCTCTGGATGCTGAGTTTTGCCTGACACTGGACGCGGCCGCATCATCTGATAATGCGCTGTGCAACCGCTATATCACGGAACAGCAGAACACGCTGACTATCCCGTGGGCTGACTTCCTTGTGGCTCCCGGTTATGCATGGCTTAACCCACCGTACAGCGATATCACGCCCTTTGTTCAGAAGGCTGCAGCAGAATCCAAAAACCAGATCGGCACTGTGATGTTAGTTCCGGCTGATACGTCTGTCGGCTGGTTCCGGGAGGCTATTGCGACGGCCAGCGAAGTGCGATTCATCGTCGGCGGTCGCCTGGCTTTCATCAATCCGGTATCCGGGAAGCCTGTCAGCGGAAACAACAAAGGGTCAATGCTGATTATCTGGCATCCCTACCCGCGCACTCACTGCCAATTCACTACCGTTGAGCGTGATGCTCTGATGAGTTTCGGTGCCCGATTAATCACTAAGCGGGAGGCAGCATGAAAATTTACATCGCTGGGCCGATGACCGGCTTTCCCGAATTTAACCGCCCTTCCTTTCATGAAGCTGCTGCCGTACTCAAAAGTGACGGACATGTAGTGCTGAACCCCGCGACGCTTCCGGATGGGCTCAGTCAGTTCGAATACATGGATATATGTCTGGCCATGTTGCGATGTGCTCACGCCATCTACCTGCTTCATGGCTGGGAATTGTCTGCAGGCGCGCGAGCCGAACAAGCGCTGGCTGAAAAATTAAACCTTCAGCGGATTTATGAGGAGCCACTCCAATGACGCCAGAAGAGAAAGAAAACATCCTCCGCGCCCAGGCTCGTCGCTGCGCAGAAGAGCTAACCAAAGCGATGAGCGCAAAGCCTAAACCGAAGTGGAACGCTGTATGCCCCCCCATCCTTCGCAAGCACTACGAGAAGGTCCGGCCTATGGGCGTCAGTTTAGTCAAATTTGTCAGTGTTATTGGTCGGCTTAGCGGCCGCTATGGAGTGGAATCATGAAAGAACGCGGAATGATTTTTAACGGGGAGATGGTGCGGGCGCTGCTGGATGGTCGGAAGACGCAGACGCGCCGCCCCATCAAATGGAGGCAGACTCGTGCTACTGAAATCGCTGAGCGTGAAGACGGTAGTAAATGGCCCTGGAGCGAAGATGCAGAGAACGTATGCGATTACTGGCATCCGTGCCCGTTCGGCGCTGTCGGCGACCGTATCTGGGTGCGCGAGACGTTTCAGGGGCCGCTATTCGATTTCGACCTGATGGATATCTATTGCAAAGACTCAACTCCTTTTGAGACGCCAGAGTTTTGTGTTTACAAGGCTGACGGCGTGCCTGCGCCCGAGTTTTACGATGCCGATGATGAACTGCATTGCCGCTGGCGCCCATCAATCCATATGCCGCGCTGGGCCAGCCGCATCACGCTGGAAATCACCGATGTGCGCGTGGAGCGACTGAAGAGTATCAGTGACGTCGATGCGATACGCGAAGGGTGCAGTACCGCCGACATGAAGAGTGGCGATTGCGCAGCTGATGTGTTCGCGCGCCTGTGGGCATCAATCTACGGCTCAGATAGTTGGAATGCCAATCCCTGGGTTTGGGTCATTTCGTTTAAGCGCATTGAAGGCGGTGCAGCATGAACAGAGCCTCTCCCGTTGATTTAAGGAAATGCCTTGAAGCCGCAAATGGCCTCGCTCATATCGGTATCCGTTTTGTGCCGATCCCAGTTGCGACAGAGGAAGAGTTCCAGTCTCTGTCTGCCGAGCTTTCACGAAAACTTGAGCAGATGGCGATTGAAGCTGAAAAGAGTGAAGGCGGTCCAGCATGAGCGCAGAGATTATCGATCAGGCCAACGAACTCGAAGAGCTGCAGCGTGAAGCCGCCATAGCGAAGTATCGTATCGACCATAACGCAGTTTCGGCTATTCATTGTGTGGATTGCGGGGAAGGAATACCAGAAAGGCGCCGGGAGGCAGTGGCGGGATGTCAGCGCTGCGCCTCCTGCCAGGAAGAGGCTGAAGAACGCGGAAAGCATCGGAGGTGACAGGTGTTCAAGCTTATTCAGCGCGGCCAGATATTCGCAGATAGCCACGGATGGCCGGTGCTAATCCACAGTTGCGACAGCCAGACGGTGCGCTACTGGCGTCAGGGTCGGATCAACACGGCAAGCATTGACAGATTTAATACCGACTTCGAACCGCTCTCACCCGAAGAGGCGCACCAGATACGCGCCGAACTGGAGCAGAGTGAGCATATTAAAAAGCTGCGCGCCCAGCGCGCGGCCTGATTCAGGAGAGCTTATGAGCGACGTAATTCAACTGGTACCTAACAAGTGGGTTACAGAAAAAAAACTCACAGAAATTACCGGTCTTCGTTCTGGGACAATTGAAAGAGCCAGAAAGAACTCCTGGTTCGTTGGCCGAGAATATATGCATGTATCACCTGATGGTGATCCAAACCCGAACAGCCAATGTATGTATAACCTGGAAGCGATAAATCAGTGGATAGAGCGCCAGTCGTCGAAACAGCCAGGTGCTCATTCATGCTGAAAGCGATATTCTTAACATGCTCTTGGGCGCTAGGGAGGAAGAATGGCCAAATCGTCATATCCAACTGGCGTTGAGAACCATGGCGGATCGCTTCGTATATGGTTCATTTATCAAGGTGTCAGGGTCAGGGAAAACCTTGGCGTTCCTGATACACCAAAAAACAGAAAGACGGCAGGTGAGCTAAGAAGTTCAGTTTGTTTCGCAATCAAAATGGGTAACTTCAACTATGCCAGTCAGTTTCCCGAATCTCTTAACCTGAAAAAATTTGGGGTTGAGAAAAAGGAAATAACAGTAAAGGAAATAGCTGAGAAATGGCTTGAACTCAAACGGATTGAGATGAGCAGCAACGGATTTGTTGGTTATGAGTCCATTGTAAAAAACATGGTGCCAAGGATCGGCGCTGACAGGTTCATTTCCTCAGTTAACAGGGAGGATTTGCTGCTGATAAGAAAGGAACTTCTGACCGGGTGGAAGGTGCCTAAAAAAGGGCATAAACCATCAAAAGGAAGAACGGTACCCACCGTTAACAACTACATGACCACTATTTCAGGAATGTTCAGTTTTGCTGTAGCGAGTGGGTACACGGCAGAAAACCCGTTTAACGGTATATCAGCTTTGACAAGAAGTCGCCCAGACCCCGATCCTCTTTCGAGAGATGAGTTTCTTCGACTGCTTGATAGCTGCAAGCATACGCAGATCAGGAACATCTGGGCCCTTGCAGTATACACCGGCATTCGGCATGGGGAGTTGGTTTCACTTGCCTGGGAGGATATCGACCTGAAAGCGGGAACGATGATGATCAGGAGGAACTTTACCCCTACAAATGAATTTACCATGCCAAAAACTAAGGCTGGAACGAACAGAGTTGTTTTCCTGATTGAACCTGCAATAGAAGCACTCCGCAGTCAGGCAGAGATGACAAGGTTTGGTAAACAGCATGAAGTAGAAGTAAACCTACGGGAGTACGGGCGAAGGGAAAAGCACGAATGTACGTTTGTGTTTGATCCACGACTAACAGGGCGAAACTACCTTGCAGGGGACCATTATGCAGTCGGGTCGATAAAGAAAATTTGGGATGCTCATATAAAGCGGGCCGGTCTGAGACACCGAAACGCCTATCAAACGAGACATACTTACGCTTGCTGGTCTCTTTCAGCTGGCGCAAACCCGAACTTTATTGCCACACAAATGGGCCATGCCGATGCACAGATGGTTTATAAGGTTTACGGGAAATGGATGGCAGAGAAAAACACGGAACAGGTAGCGCTTTTGAACCAAAAACTATCTTATTTTGCCCCACCCCTGCCCCATGACATTGCATTGAATGATTAATATATAGATATATCATTATGTTACATGTGACCATGCTACATATTGATAACACAGGAGGCACAAAATGCGCTCGACCCGATGCAAAGCTTGTGGTGTGATCCGTGTTCAATATATTAAACTAGGCCTCGCAAATGACCGTCAGCGTCGCCATCGGCCTTCACTGCGGGACAGAGTCGGGGAATAA